GGGGCCTTCCGCGGCGTGTCTGCGGTTCGACTGGCGGGGGAGGGGGAGCGGGCTGCGCTTCGCCGTAAGCGACAGCTTTGAAATGAGCAAGTTCTTCCGGGGTCACGGACTGCTGCAGGACCGAAAACGAAATATCAATCGCCTTCTGGGCTAACGCGAGCGCACCCTTGTCGCCGCTTGCCTCAAGTATCGCGACCTTCTCGAGTAGCGGGGGCGCCGGCTTGCGGATCACTCCGTGCAACGGCACGAGGTCATCTCCGGTCAGCCAGTTGTTGAATAACCGTAGCCCCAGCTGCTGAAAACTCAGGCGCGACCGAAAGCGCTTCTCATCGAGCTTATCAAAATGTTCAGGAGTGAATCGCAGGCTGATTCTGCGGACGTTCTCCGCCATGATTGTTCCTTTTCCGCTTGACTAGAGCGTGACCATGGGACCATAATCAGTTTTTGTGGTATGCCCCATCGCTTAAATCTATTTTACACGATGTGGTTCCACGGGTGAAAAGCAGTAGCGGGACCGCGGTTCCTCTCACATTCTCTCTCAGGCGCTCCTGATCGATCTACACCGGCGAACTTTCCCCGCTGACCGGGGCTGCGATTCAGCCCAGAAAGGACGAAAGGTGAACGCCGAACAGGAAATCGAGCGGCTGCTCGACAAACACGGGGCAGTCCTGGTCCGTCAAAAAAACCATCTCGTCTTCCGGCTACCCAACGGTCAGAACTTCGTCACAGCGAAAACATCGAGCGACCCCGACCGGGCCGCAAAAAACAGTCTGAGTGAGCTGAGGCGCGCGCTCGGAGTCGTGCGCCAGCCGGCCGAACGAAGAGGAGAATCAGTGATGCCAACCCCAGAACCGTGCGCGGCGACCGGAGCGAAAAACGCGCCCGTGCCAGAGCCGCCGAAGGAAGAAGCGCTCAAGGATCGCATCGAAACCGCCGTCGCCACGACGGAAGCGGAACAGGAGGTGCTGCTCGCCGCGGCGCAGCGGATGGAGCGCCGCGCGCAGATGCTCAGGGCGCTTCTGCCGTTCAGCGACGATCCCGCCGCCGAGGACGTCCTGCGCGCGCTGCTGCCGGACGTCGAGCCTCCGCCGCCACCGGAGCCCGAACCGCCGCCCGTGCCCGAGCCGCCGCAGCAGATTACCGAGCGCGTGCAGGTCACGCGGCAACTGGTGTACGCGGCCACGCAGACGTTCGAGAACACGTTCACGGTAAACGACGTTCTGAACCTGATGACGAACGGCGCCGTGATCGACCGCGACGAACGTACCCGCGTCCGGTCCTCGATCGCGCAGGCCATGCTCTCGCTTCATGATCGGGGCGAGCTCCTCCGCGTGACAGAGCACTTCGGCCGCCGGCAGGCGACGTGGCGGAAGGTTCCGCCGAATGGCGCCGGGATCGGCACTCGCGGGTAGCAGCGGTCTTAATCGAAAAGGCAGCAACGTGAACGATGACTTGAAGCGCATGGGAATACGCAGCGCGGTGATTGAACTGCGCACCCGCATGAACGTCGGCCAGGAGACGCTCGCACACGAATTGGCACACACGAGACGCGCCGCGGCGCCCACGCGTCAACTCGTCGGGTTCTGGGAGCGCGGCAAATACATCCCGGCGCCGGCGTACCGGGCGGCGCTCGCGCAGATCGCGGAGGAGCGCGGGCACGAGGACCTGGCGGCGGTGTTTCGCGGAGACGGAGAGGCGTGGAGATTCGCACGCTTCCTGTTCCCGCTCATCTTGAAGAACGACGTTAGTCGAAAGGAGACGTGATGGAAATCACACGTGAGGAAATCCTCGAATACGCGCTGGCGGGATTCGAGCTTCGGCGGCAGGGAATCCTGGCGCAAATACAGATCGTCGAGGAGCGGCTCGGCCGCGGCCTGCCCGACCCGGACGGCCACGGCAACGGGCCGGAGGCGCGGCAGCCTCACAAGCGCAGTGCCGCGGCGCGCCGGCGCATGTCCATTGCGCAACGCCGGCGCTGGGCGAAGGTGCGCGGCAGGCGCGGCCGGAGAACGTACGCACACCAATGAGCCTCGACTTCGAACACATCGACGCGTTGCTCGACCGGGAGTTAGAGGTGCTCCCGGTCGAGTCGATACGAAGCATCATCCTGAGCCTATCGATGGACGTGGATGCGGCGCGCGCCTACGCGGCGGCGTGGAAACGCCTCGCCAGGATCAAGCACGAGGGTCTGAAGTGCCTCGCGCTCGAAAACGTGAAACTGCGCCAGGAGATCGCGCACATGAGTGCGCCTCCCGCCCGGCTCGCCGAGCGCGTCCGCGCCCATGTCATCGCGAAATACTTTCGGCCGGCGCGCAAGGCCGGCCATCGGGTCGTCGCGGTTTCGCCATTGAACGTTCACAAATCCCTCGGGCTCCGGCAGCGTTACACGGACGTGGTGGCGGCGATGACCTCGAGGAAATTCCTTACCGAGCAGGGCGCGCGGGTCCGGAAACAGAGATTTGGTGAGGCGCGCCCGATTATTTACGAGTTCAGACCAGAGAGGGAGAAAACGGATGAATCTTGATGAGATCGAAGCAATTCAAAACCGCGGCAAGGCCGGCACCAACATGATCACGGCAATGATCAACGCCGAGGCACCGCTCGGCGCCGAATACGCCCGCCTGCTGCGCGCCGCAGCGCTGCTATGGCTCGACGCGCGCCAGCACTTGCTGTGCAACCTGTCCGCGGAAATAGACGATGGCGAGTGGCCGGAAACGGGCGCGCACCTCGAAGCCGGGCGCCTGCTTGACTCGATGCGGACCGCCATGGAAACGATGCAGCGGGTGGCGTCCAGCGTCAGCAACGAGCCCATCGACCTCGTGTGGGCGGCGCTCGACGAGACGGCGGCGCTCTGCAACTATCAGCCGAACGTGAACTGGGAAAGTACGAACGTGGAGGGGCGGTAAGTGGAGTTCGATTGGGAGAAGCCGGACATAACGGTGGTCGAAGCCGAGGTGATCCTGGAAAAGGCGCGCGAAGCGATCACATACGTCAATCAGAAACTGCCGGACGCGGGTCGGCCGGACCCGTTGTGGAGCAGCCTCCTGTCGATGGCGCAGGTGATGATGGAGCCCGTCTGCACGGTGCTGACCGAGCGCATCACGAAGGGGGACAAGTAAGTGCCGCGGCCGGTCTGCGTGAAATGCAAGCTCGAGTTCCGGAGGACCAAGGTCGGTGTGGTGGCAGATATCCGCGCGCGGGGCTTGGGCTCGTACGAGGCGTACTCCGCGGACCTGTTCAAGTGCCCGGACTGCGGCGCGGAGATCCTGGCCGCGTTCGGCGCGAAGCCGATCACGCGGCACACGAACGCCTCGCACAAGTACACGGTCGGCGTCGCCGGCGCGGTGAAGGTCTATGAGACGGTCGGCCATCGGATCGAGGAGGAAGGATCGTGAGCCAGGAACCGGAACCCACGACGGGGCCGTTCGACACGTTCCCCGACAAACCTGACAACTGCCCGCTCTGCGGTGCCGACCTGCGCGGGCCGGAGATCCCGGAGCAGGACCGGTGGGCTTACGGCGGCCGGAAGCGGTTCAGCCGGCGCATCGGAGTCATCGAGCACGACCGCGTAGACCGCTGGTTGTGCCCGGATTGCGGAGGGGAATTTCGATGAGCGGCGACTCGGTGTGGTCGTACTGCACGTGCAACTCCACCTCCGTGGAGGAATCCCTCCGGCGAGATAAGCAGGGGCGTACGTCGTAATGCTCTTGGCGAAGTGTGATTTCTGCTCCTCGCCGGCGCCGGCGTGGAACTACCCAGCCGAATCGTTCAAAGACCCGCTGGGCTCGCAGTCAATCGGCGACTGGCTGGCGTGCGAGGAATGCCACGCGCTCATCGAGGCGGGCAACTACGAGGGCCTGGCGCGCCGTGCCTTGGCCGCCCTGGGCCACGCCGACCACCTCGAGTGGTCGATGGCGTACTGCCGCGATCTCTACCGGATGTTCCGGGAGAACCGAACGGGGCCGCCGCAGCCAATCCATGTGGTGCCCCGATGATGGGAATGCCGTGGGGGAGTAACGTGAAACGCTGGCACGGGCTGATCTTCAGGTTCAACGCGCGGGCGGCGTCCGTCTCCTGGAGCGGCGACCGCTTCGAACTGGCCATCCGGTGGTGGCCATACCCGTGGATCTGGCTCTGGAGGTGGTGATGGAAGCGGATCGGGTGACGGTCCTCAAGAACACCATGGGGATCGTGACGTTCGACTAAAACTGGTTCATGTAGTCGTCCGGGTTCAGACCCAACCGCTGCAGTCGCTCCGCGGCGTCGTCCTCCTCGCTGTCGCGCTCCGGCGTGTTCGGCTGCGAGGTGGATCGGACCTGGAGCCCACATCTCGACCGGATGTATTGCGCCAGGCTCCAGACGCCGGCCGCCTGCCGCTGCTTCTCCAGGTCGGCGCGCTCGTCCTCGGTGAGCCGGACGTTCACGGTCCGGCGTTCGAGCGCGCGCCTCACGGGACGGCCCCCGCTCGTCCGCCCCGCCGCCTCCTGGCTGCGGACCGGCGAGAGGCTGAGTCCACACTGGCTGCGGACGTACGCCGGGATCGTGGTGTCGGCTGCCTTGGCCCGTGCATCCAGATCGAGGAACTCCGCGCCGTTCACGGGCACGCCGACGATGCTGACTTTCACTGCTTCTCCCCTCCACATGGTCGCACGCCGATGGCTTGGGCAGGATGGAGAGCATGGCAGGGTGTTTTGGGCGTTTTTCTGTCCTCACCTCACGACGTAATAGGGCGACTTTAGGGCGAAAAACCAAATTTTCTTATATATATAGAGAGGGTAAAAACATGTCCTCTCCTCATGGAATACCTTGAGGACAGGATTTTTGAACGCTGTGCAATTCGCGCGAGAGCACGTGAAGTACCAAAGCAGATAAGCGGGTCGGTGGTGTCCGATGTGAATCGCACGGTGGCAGCCTGGTATGGATGGCAGCGTTGGGGTGATTCCGTGCTGTCCTCTCCTCACGGCATGAGGTGAGGACATGTTTTTACCCTCTCTATATATATAAGAAAAATTCGATTTTCGCCCTCAAAGTACCATATCCTCCGGCCATCTATCGCTCTGCGAGTACTGTTTTGCGCCTCCACGGACGGCTCGCTCCCGTTGCGCGCCGGCGACAGCCGCGTGGCACGTGGAACTCGGCGTCCAGGGCGCGCCTGTGGCGCCGGAGACGGCCAGGAGGACGTGTGAGTCCACCCAGTCGGTCCGACGCGTCCTGGGGCCGGAAAAGGCCGGCCAGAATCCCTCGATTATTCCCTTGAGGTTCGCCGCGACCCGAGGGATGAATTGTGTCGAGGAGGTAAGCAGGATGAAGGTGCTGCGGATTAACGAAAAGGCAGAAACAGGGACGGACACGACGGCGACGGTCGAGATCAACGGGGTGGTCCGCGACCTGCCGACGTACGAGGACGGACAGGGCGATTACCGCCACCTGACGATCTTCGGATTGGCGATCCGATATCAGACCGGGACGAAGATTTGGCCGGGCACCGCGATTTACTGGTTCAAGAACGGCGCGATTAACAACGTGCGCGGACCGCAGGACCACAGGCAGCGCTTCCACAGCCTGCAGATCGTAGGCTTCTGGGAGGATGCGCAGGAGCCGGTCCGCAGCCGCCACAGCAGCGTGTAGGAGGCGACCCGATGACCCAGATCACCACGATCGCAACGCCGGCCGACCTTCGCGCGCCGCTTCCCGGCATCCACGACCACGGCATGACGCTGGTCCACGACGTGACCGGCGCGGAACGAGACTGGCTGCACGAGGTCAGCATCGCGGAGAACGACATGCAGGCGACCAATTACCTGATCGACGCCGGCTATCGCCAGCACTGCGGATGGCGCATCGGTGGCCTCCAGGTCTGGGAGTACGTGAAGGCATATCCGCTCGACGCGGTGAGCAGGTAGCAGGAGCAGATCATGGCATCCACGAAATCGAAATGGTACGAGGAGACGGCGACGGCGCACGCCCTGGCGGATTACGCTTGCGGACGCGATTGGGAGTGCGCGTGCGGCCCGTGCAGGGTCGCGCGGCGCGAGGGGTGGAAACCGCCGCGGCGGCCATCTCCGGCAGACACGGCCATCGGCGCGATCTCCGGCGTGGTGTTCGCGGTCTACGCCTGGTATCTCCTGGCCAGCATGGTCGGTCCGTTCCTCAAGTAAACGCCGCCCGGCGAACAGGGCGGCGCTCATCGAGTTCCGCACTTTTTCCCACAGCTTTACTCGTTGAAAAGAATCGAAATAAATCATTTGACCTCGAAGACGTTCTTGCCCGAAAATCAGAAATCTCACATACGAGGTGCCGGGACACCTCGAAATAAAAACTCCATCCCGCATCGCTTCGGTGAACGTGTGTCCGCGAGGCGGTGATCCGGCTCTCCAGCAGCTTTCGAATCCATCTCGGGACTGGCGCACCTTTTCGGCTACGAGGTCATGCGCGCTCGCGCGCGCCACGTCCCGGATGGATGATCGGCCTCCGATGACGATCCCCCTCTACTCGTACGATCACGAATTTCAGGGCTTCGTTCCTGAACGTCGCATCCTGCAATTGGAGCGCGACGGGTTGGCGCAGGTCGTGCGTCACAAGAAGGGCAGGATCGCGCGCGCCATCATGCGCCGGCGCTCGAACGATCCGCACCCGGCGACCTTGCGCGACCACATGGGTAAGGCGTACTCGTTCAGGCAGGACCTCGATGACGGGCATCGGCCGTGGTCGTTGAAGCCGCTCACGGGCCGGGTCTTCCGCGAGGATCAGAACATCGAGTATCACCTGGCGCCCGAGAGCCTGCGGCCGATCTTCCTCCGCGTGCTGCTGGATTGTGTGGTCCAGGCGGCGTGAGACGCTTCGACGGCGTTTCCGGTAGATACAGTCAGCAGGGCGTGGCGGCGGGGCCGCGCCATGCTCGCGGCACCCTCAAGGCAGACCTACGGCAGTGACCCAAATCGTCGCTTTTCCATTCGAAGATGAGGCGAGGCGAGGGCGGCGCACGTTCGACGGCGGTGTGATCCGATGGGCGGCCACCGACATTGCGCGATGGGCTGGTGCGGCGGTTCCGGAGAAAGTCAAACAGGTCATCGATGATCACCACGAAGAATTTGCACGGCTTGGAGGTTTAGAGGCGCTGCCTCTAAACCCCGGTCCTCGTGGCGGTCGTCCTGGCGAGGAGTACTGGCTGACCTTTGAGCAGGCATTATTGCTCTGCGTCTTCCTCCGCACGCCTCGCGCTGCAGACGTTCGCAACGTTCTGGTTCGCATCACCGGCGAGGTCGCGAGGGGCACGCTGCCTGTTGTGAATGACGCGCACGGTGCCATGCTGACGCTGCTTGAAATACACAAGCAGAACGCGGCGCTGCTTCAGAAGATGGACGAACGCCAGGACAGGATGGACGCCAGGCAAGAGCGCGTCGAGGCTGACATAGCTGTTCTGCGAACCCAAAGCAGCATCACCTACATGACTGCGCTGGAGGCGCTGGAATTGGCGCGGAAGACTGCTGATCGCCTTCCTGAGCGGCGGCGTGGCGCGACGTTGAGCACGGCGGCGATCTGCCGGGAGGTGAACTCCCGGATGTTCGAGGGCCGCTGCCCGCGATGCCGTTGTCGGATCATCGAGCGCACGAACGATGGCAGCCTTCGCTGTTTGCCGAACGCGGATCTGCACCACCAGCACGGGCGCAGCCGCAACCACCCAACCCAGATGTGCTACGTCTGCCATGAGTGCAACCAAGCGCTCGAAGACCCGGCGCAGCAGGCGCAGTTTGGTCCGACCTTCCAAGCCATCGTGATCGTTGTGAAAGCCATGCTTGATCGGTCGCAGCAACTTGGACTGTTCGAAGGCGAAGTCGTGGCGTGATTCCGCTTTGGACCTCCGATTGTCCGTAGCACGTGTGCTGCCAAAGGTACTGACTGGCGAATTTCGGACTCGCGTGTCCGGATGGCACATATTGGCTAGCGATAGAGCAGAAAAGAGTTGGTCTGGCGGCGCCCGTGGCGCGCCGGGCGGCGCGCTGGCCTCGTAGTTCAACCCCGCCCGGCTCGGCGCGTTGTGGGCCGCCTGTCCGCGCGCGTGGCGGCATATCCGAGCAGTTCCGCATGGCGTTCGACAGGGAATATCCGAACCGCGAGGACCGCCGCGCCCAATATCCGCCGAAGTCGGCACGCGCCATAGACCGGACGTGCCGTTGCCACGGATCGTGTCCGGCGTGCCGGCTGCCCGGTGCATAGCCAGGTTGCGCCGGATTGCGAGCGCTGAATCGACGCACGACTCGATGACCCTCGAATGATTCATTACCACGGCGGCCGGCACTCGACGTGGCAGGTTGCCGTCGAAATCTGGAAACGGCGACACGCGCTCGTATCTTTCGCTGACCCGCAGCAGATCGTGATCGCAGCGGAGGTGGCGCAATCCTTCGTGCTCGACAACGGCGCGTTTTCGGTTTGGAAGCAGGGGCTCCAAATCGACTGGAAGTCGTACTATGCGTGGGTCGAACAGTGGCTGCGGCACCCTGGCTTCGACTGGGCGCTTATCCCGGACGTGATCGAAGGCGACGAAGCCGCCAACGACATGCTCGTGGCAGAGTGGCCGTTCGGCAAAATCTCGGGCGTCCCGGTGTGGCACTTCCATGAGTCGATTGAGCGGTTGGCGCGGCTCGCCGGCGAGTGGCCGCGCATCGCACTGGGTTCTTCCGGGCGATACGCCACGCCCGGCACGCGGCGTTGGTGGGGCCGGATGCAGCAGGTGATGGAGGCGATCTGCAAGGACGGCAAGCCGGTCGTGAAGGTCCATGGGCTGCGGATGCTGGCCCCGCATATTGTCGAGCACGTTCCGTTCGGGTCCGCGGATTCGGCGACTGTGAGCAGAAAGGTGAACCTGGCGAATTGGGGTGGCGTTTACAAAACGGCATCGCGCGAATCGCGAGCGCGCGTCTTGGTCGAGTATTACGAGGCGATGCAGAGCGCGCCGCTGTGGAACGGTGTGCCGGCACAAGGGGAGTTGTTCGAATGATCCGGATCTACAAGGACTTCCATTTCGACGCGGCGCACTGGCTTCCGGGCGTCCCGGAGGGCCATAAGTGCCACCGGATGCACGGGCACACGTATCGCCTGCGCGTGTGGTGCCGTGGCCCGCTCGATGCGGCCGGAATGGTGGTTGACTACGCGGTCATCGACGAGAAGGTGCGCGCGGTGCTCGCGCTGATCGACCACTACGTCCTGAACGATATCCCTGGCCTCGAGAACCCGACCACGGAGGTCCTGGCGCCGTGGCTGTTCGCGCAGATCGCGCGCCGGCTGCCGGAAACCTACATGGTCGAGGTCGCGGAGAGCGCGACGACAGGCTGCGTCGCGTTCGGGCCGCTCGAGACCGCGGCGGAGGCGAACCTCGGCGTCCTCGCAGGGGCTGGAACCGAGATCGCCAGGTCTTGATGAAAAGCAAAGCTCAGATCGCATACGAGGCTTACGTGCGAGCAATCCCGAACGGCACGACGCTGCCCGAATGGGAGCATCTATCGAGCGCACTCCAGGATGCGTGGACGGCTGCTGCGCTCGCCGTGACTGCCGTGGCGATGGCGCGTCCGGCTCACACGCCGGAATAGCTTTCGGTTCTACTTCGGCTTCCGGCTCACTTCCCGATGGAAAACCTCTCGATCACGCCCGCGATGGCGCGGCGCATTGAAATATGGCCCACCGACCGTCTGGTGCCCTACGCGAAGAATTCGCGCACGCACTCCGACGAACAGGTCGCGCAGATCGCCGCCAGCATCGCGGAGTTTGGATTTCTAAATCCGATTCTGGTCGATACGAAGGCTGGAGTTGTCGCCGGCCATGGCCGGTTGCTGGCGGCGCGGAAGCTGAAACTCGCCGAGGTGCCGGTGGTGGTGCTGGATCACCTGAGCGAGATCCAGCGCCGCGCCTATATCATCGCCGACAATCGCCTCGCGGAACTGGCGGGATGGAACGAGGCGGCGCTCGCCGAGGAACTGCGCGAGATCGCGGCAACCGACGAGATCGATCTGAAGCTGGTCGGTTTCTCCGACGAAGAATTGAACGCGATGCTCGCGGCAGACGACACGGGCGCGGCCGCGGATATCGACGGGGAGATTCCTGAGCAGCCTGCGAACCCGGTAACGCGGCCCGGCGACCTGTGGCTCATCGGGAAGCACCGGCTGATTTGCGGCGATTGCCGCGACCTCGCCACGGTTCAGATGCTCCTTGCCGGCCGGCGCGTGAACGTCTCGATCACCTCGCCGCCGTACGCGACGCAGCGGGAATACGATTCCTCGAGCGGCTTCAAGCCGGTCCCGCCGGAGGAGTACGTCGGCTGGTACGGGGCGGTGGCGGCCGGAATCGAGTCCGTGCTGGCTCCGGACGGTTCGTACTTCCTGAACGTTAAAGAGCACGCCGACGACGGCGAGCGCAGCCTCTACGTGAAGGATCTCGTCATCGCCCATCGCCGCCAATGGGGATGGCGGTTCGTAGACGAATTCTGCTGGCGGAAGACTGACAACGGCGTGCCTGGCGGTTGGAACAACCGCTTCAAAAACGCATGGGAACCTGTGTTCCATTTCTGCCGCCAGCAGCAAATCAAGTTCCGGCCCAAGCGCGTCGGCCACGAGTCGGAGGACTGCTTCGACTATTCGCCGAACAACCCGAAGTCGAAATCCGGAAGCGGGCTGCTCGGTACGGGCGCGCGCGGCGATGCGGCCGGCAAGGCCGGTGCCGCGGACGCCGACGGCAGGTACAAGGGCGTTGCTCGGCCTTCGAACGTGATCGAGGTAAAGAGCGAGTCTTCGCAGGGATCGCACTCGGCCCCGTTCCCGCGCGCGCTGGTCGAGTTCTTCCTGCTGGCGTTCTCCGACCCCGGGGACGTGACCTACGACCCGTTCATGGGGTCCGGCACCACGATGGCGGCTGCGGCTGTGCTCGGTCGTGCCGCTTATGGTTGTGAAATCTCGCCCGGCTATTGCGACGTGATTCTGCGGCGAATGATGGATCTGACCAGCGATGTGCCGGTGCTTGCGGAAACGGGGCAGCCCTTTCAGGCGGTCGCGGAAGCGCGTGGCGTGCCGCTCGATCTGGCGCTGAACCCGAAGGCGCAGGACTCGCGCGCCATCAAGCACCACGGCCCGAATCCGCACTACGGCCCGCGCAAAAGGAAAGCGTCTTGAGGATCGACATCCAGGTCGAGAAGTGGCCGGTAGAGCGGCTTCTGCCGTACAGCAGGAACGCCAGGACGCACAGCGATGAGCAGATTGCGCAGGTGGCCGCGAGCATCGCGGAATTCGGCTTCGTCAATCCAATCCTTGTCGGCGCGGACCGGATCATCGTCGCTGGCCATGCACGGCTCGCCGCGGCGCGGAAGCTGGGCCTGGCTGAGGTCCCGGTTATCGTCCTCGACCACTTGAACGAAACCCAGCGCCGCGCGCTGGTGCTGGCTGACAATCGGCTGGCCCTCAGCGCGGGCTGGGACGAGGAGATGCTGCGAGTCGAACTGGAGGCGCTGAAGGAAGCCGAGTTCGATCTCGACGTGGTCGGCTTCAGCCAGGACGAGCTCGAAGAACTGCTCCAGGACCCGGAACGGAGGCGCGACGGGCTTACGGACGAGGATGCGGTCCCCGAGGAGCCGACCGAGCCAGTAACGAAGCCGGGTGATCTGTGGCTGCTCGGCGAGCATCGTGTGCTGTGCGGCGATGCGACCGTCCTCACGGATGTGGAGAAGGTGCTGGCCGGCGGCTTGGCCGACATGATCTTTTGCGATCCACCTTATAACGTCGATTACGTGGGCAAGACCGCCAAGAAGCTGAAGATCCAGCAGGACGCGCTCGGCGGCAAGTTCTACGAGTTCCTGCGCGACGCCTGCACCAACATGATCGGGGTGACCAAGGGCGCGATCTACGTCTGCATGTCGTCGTCGGAATTGCACACGCTCTACCAGGCGTTCACGGACGCCGGCGGCCACTGGTCCACCTTCGTGATCTGGGCGAAGCACCACTTCACCCTTGGCCGGTCCGATTACCAGCGCCAGTACGAGCCGATCCTGTACGGCTGGCCGAAAGCCACGGACCACTTCTGGTGCGGCGATCGGGACCAGGGCGACGTGTGGTTCATCAAGCGACCCATGGCGAACCTCGAACACCCGACGATGAAGCCGGTCGAGCTTGTCGAGCGCGCGATCAGGAATAGCAGCAAGACACGGGACACCATCCTCGATCCGTTCGCTGGGAGCGGCACTACGGTGATCGCGTGCGAGAAGACGGGCCGCCAGGCGCGCGTAATCGAGCTCGACCCGAAGTACTGCGATTTGATCGTGCGGCGCTGGCAGAAGTTCACCGGTGAGGAAGCGCGGCACGTGGAATCCGGCCGCAACTTCGACGAGGTAGCTCACTCCGCGAGCCTGTAGCAGGAGAAACGAATCCCCAATGAGAACGCTTTTCAAATTGATGTTCGTGGTGTGCATGGCCGCGTCGCTTGCGTTCGGCCAGACTGTGCCGGCCCCGCCGTCCTATGTCGCGCTGGGCGCGGGCTTCAACTCCACCGCGAGCCCGCAGATGATCGGCGGCGCGGCGTACCTGCACCCGCTCACGGATGACGGGAAAACGCTCGCCTACACCTTGGCGACGTTCACGAACGGGAAGCCCACGACCGTGGAGCCTGGTGCGGCGCATCTGGTGCTGAAGCAGGGATTGCTCTCGGTCTACGCCCTCGGGACCGCGGGTGTGGCGATGGGCGCCGACAACGTGGGCACGGTGGTCTCGGGCGGCGGCTTCGCGATGTTCGATCTATCGAAGTGGGTCAAGAGCCTGGGCATGTTGGCCGGCGCGCGCGAACTGAAATCGACCATCGTGGACGCGCAGCCGGCGCTGTTCTTCGCGGTCACTTACAAGCTCGGGGGGAACTGAATATGCTCGACGGTCTGAAGAGGAAATTCGCGGCGGGCGCGCTGATGTCCGTCCTGCGGTCGCTCGCAACGAGCAAGGACACGCGGACGACGATTACCGGCATGATCGCGGCCGCGGTCCTGGCGACCAAAGGGCTGAACGCGGAGCAACTCCTGGCCGGGGATCCGATCCAGGTGGCGCACGCGATCTCCTGCGTGCTGGTCGCGATGATCGGCGTGCTGGCGACCAAGGAGAACGCGGACGGCAAGACCACGCTGCTGGGCGTGGTGGCCGGCGCGCTGTACGCGGCACAGGGGAGCGTGGATACGATCACGACGGGCGTGGTGATCGGCGTTCTGGGGCACCTCACGAACAAGGCGGTGACGAAAAGCTTGCCGCCGCTGCCGCCCGCGAAAGCTCAGGACGTACAGGAACGGCTCGCTGCATAAGAAAAGCCGCCCGTTTCCGGGCGGCTGGCGGAGGCGTGCGGGAGGCTAGTTCGAGATGCGGTACTGGCGCTCGCCGGCCGCGTTCTTGCTGCTCTCGACCGTGAGGCCCATCTTCTTCGTGAGTTGGCCGCTGATGAAGCCTCGGATGCTGTGGAGTTGCCAGTTCGTCGCCTTGGCGATCTCAGCCAGGGTGGCGCCTTCCTTGCGGTGCAGGAGGTCGAGCACGATCGCCTTCTTCGAGAACTCGCGCGGTATGGAGTTGTCGGCGGATTTGGGCGACTTCTTGCCGGCGGGCTTGGGTGCCTTTTTCGCGGCGGGCTTCGCGTCCTTCTTGGCCGCGGGCTTCGCGGCTTTCTTCGCGGCACCCTTGGCCGTTTTCTTGGCCTTGGGCGCGCCCTTCTTCGGGCTGGCCTTCTTCGTCGTGCTGCTCGTCTCCGGCGCGGCTTGCGCGCCCTGTTCCGCAACGGCGGTGATTTCCGCCGTCTCCGTGGTGCTGATCTCGTTGGTCGTCATGGTCTGGTTCGTTTTCCTTTCCGGCGGCTTGTCGTCCGCGCATGACGATTGATCACTTCCATGAGAAGGCAAAGTCAAGTCAAGACGCCGTGGCGGATTTTCTTTGCATTTTTTCCGGACGACACACGGCGAAATCGTTCGTTGATTAGGTTTCTTGGTATGCTGAGGGCACCTGGGCGGAGGATAGGGCTCTGCGGGAACGCAACCTGAGCGCCGGCCCAGCGGCCGGGATTCGGCGGGTGCGAGCGCAGCTCGCGCCCGCTCCCCAGGAATCCTGGCGACAATGCGTAAAATTCCGGGGGTTTGGGGGCAGAGCCCCCAAGCAGCATTTTGAGATGCATCCGTGGCTTCGCTTGGCCCATCCAGAACCGCCACTCGCCTCACTTCCATTCGCACTCTGATTGGGCAGGCACATGCTGCCCGGTGCATGATGTGATCCGTTGGGTTGGGCGCTGCAAACTCTGGGCCGGCCTTAGCTCCGGATTGCTCCGGTAGACCCGTGATCAATGCGCAGTCGCCCGATCGCGGCGGTTGTTTGCAAAACTGTTCGGCCACGAAGGGTTGCTAGTTCCTCCGCGATTCTATGCCGCTGTGACCTCCGCGCCGTTGGCCTCTCGCAGCGGCTCGTAAACTTCGCCTGTGACCCACAGTTTGTGCATTACTACAGCCAGTTTCCTGGCGACTGCGACCACGGCGCGCTTCTTTGCGTTCTTACCTCCGTGCTCCATCAGCGTCAGGCCCCATCGTCGCAGGTCGCTATCTGGTCCCCAGTGGCCGAGGATGTAATGCGCGCAGCCAACCAACAGCCGCCGGACCATCGGGTCGCCAGCTTTGGTGATCGATAGCTGGGGCTTGCTGTCGCCCGAATCGCACTGCCGCGGTAGCAGGCCGAGGTAAGCAGCAACGTCGCGGCTTCTGCGGAAGCGGTTCGGATCGTCGATTGTTAGGGTAAACGCCATGCTCGTGATTACTCCGACACCGGGAATCTGACGCATGAGCTGGGTTTGACCGTACTCCGTTTGGGCCATCTTTTCGATTCGCTTGTCGTACTCGCGTATTTCCTGTGAGACGTGCTCGATTTGATCGAGCAACGGCAACAACGCAATTCGGACCGCGTCTGGAACATGTTCGCGGGCTCGCTTCGCGAAGCATTCACCGGAAGCCCCAGGCAGCCGGCCGCCAACGGATTTCACCATGCCGCGCGCACAGTTCATCAACTTGGTCCGCACCTGGACCAACGCATCGCGTGCGCGCAGCAAGGCCAGGTCGGCCTGCGCCTTTTCGCTACGGTGTTGGATCGGGTGGAGGAGATCTTTATCTATTCGTGCGAGTCGCGCTAAAGTCCGGGCATCCACTTTGTCGTTCTTCCGGTCACTTTCATAGATCATGCGGACGTGGCGCGCGCTGGCGACGACCACGTCGTGGCCACATTTCTTGAGAAGGCGGCTTACCCAGGGCGAATGCGTCCCCGTCTCGAGAGCAATTCGGCACGGGGCCATGCGCTGGAATTGCTGAGAGAAGCCGTGCTCCGAGGTGCGCAACGTGCCCTCGGATAGCACCTCGCCTTCAGCATCCAGAATGCAAAACGCGCTGTTCTGGTCGCCCAAATCAATGCCCACCGTGAGTCTGGCGGGTGCTTTATTAGATGCAGTCTTGCGCGCCTTTCTGGGCCGCGCGGAGCTGGTGGTATTCTCTTTCAAGGCCGGTCTCCTTTGTTGCACTTCGAGTGCGCGTGATTGGTTGAAGCTATCCACAAGTCTTCGATCATAGACCGGCCTTCTCATCCCATCTCCGGTGCTTCGGAAAGGCAAGCGGATTCTCGAAATAATTCGATGGCGATTATGAGCCTGCGGGCATACGCCCGCCATCGCGATGTGGACCTGTTCTCGGTACAGACCGCGATCAAAAAGGGCCGGATCTCGACCCTGCCGGATGGCAAGATCGACTCCGACGTAGCCGACCGCGAGTGGGAAGCGAACACCGTGGCTCGCCCGCCGATGGTGACGGGCCGGCGCAAGCCGCACGACGACGGAGACGGAGAGACCTTCGGCGCGAGCCAGTACACGAAGGCGCGGGCCGTGCGCGAGCATTACCAGGCACGCCTCGCCAAGCTCGAATACGAGGAAAAGGTCGGCCAGCTCGTCTCGAAGGACGAGGTCCAGGTTGCGGCCTTCAACAAGTTCCGGCAGTACCGCGACGCGATGCTGAACATCCCGGATCGGCTCGCGGCGATGCTCGCGGCCGAAACGGATGCGGCGAAGTGCTACGAGATCCTGTCGAGCGAAATTCGGAAAGCTCTGAATGAGTTTGCAGACGCCAACTGAGGAGGTTTACAGCGCGGCAGCGCGCGCGGGTGCGCGGCCGGATCCGCTGCTGACGATCTCCGAGTGGGCCGACAAATACCGCATTCTTTCGCAGCGGGCGAGCGCGGAGCCCGGGCCGTGGCGCACCGAGCGCACGCCGTACCTGCGCGAGATCATGGACTGCCTCTCGCCGTCCTCGCCGATCGAGCGCGTGGTGTTCATGAAAGGGGCGCAGATCGGTGGCAGCGAATGTGGGAATAACTGGGTCGGCTATATCATCCACCAAGCTCCCGGGCCGATGATGGCCGTACAGCCCACGGTCGAGATGGCGAAGCGGAACTCGAAGCAGCGGATCGATCCGCTGATCGAGGAATCCGACGTCATCAGCAAAGTTGTGCAGAGCCCGCGCTCGCGAGATTCGGGGAACACGGTTCTCTCGAAGGAATTTCCGGGTGGCGTGCTCGTGATGACGGGCGCCAATAGCGCTGTTGGGCTCCGCTCGATGGCGGCGCGGTATCTGTTCCTGGATGAAGTGGATGCCTATCCTGGCGACGTCGAGGGTGAAGGGGATCCGATCAACCTCGCGATGGCGCGCACGCGCACGTTCGCCAGGCGCAAGGTCTTCATCTGCTCGACTCCCAAGATCACCGGCATGAGCCGGATCGAAGCCGCTTACGAGGAAAGTGATAAGCGGCGTTTCTTTGTCCCTTGCCCCGTCTGCCGTGAGTATCAGGTTCTGAAGTTCGCGCAGCTTCGGTGGCCGAAGGGCCAGCCGGAGAAGACGGTTTACGTCTGCGAGCACTGCGGACAGGAGATCCAGCACCACCAGAAGCAGTGGATGCTCCCCCGCGGTGAGTGGCGGGCGACCGCCGTAGGTGACGGCCGGACGGCAGGTTTTCATCTCTCGAGCCTCTATTCGCCGGTGGGCTGGTTCGGGTGGGGCGACGCCGCCAAGCAGTTCGAGCAGGCGCAGAAGAATCCGACGCTGCTTCAGGTGTTCGTGAACACCGTGCTCGGCGAGACCTGGACGCAGATGGGCGAGGCTCCCGATTGGCAGCACCTCTATGATCGCCGGGAGCAGTACAAGATCGGCACCGTCCCGAGGGGTGGCCTGTTCCTGACCGCGGGCGTGGACGTGCAGCGGGACCGGATCGAGGCGCAGATCGTGGCCTGGGGCCGCGCGAGGGAGAGTTGGCTCGTCGATTACATCGTGCTCGACGGCGATACGGCGCGCGCGGAGGTTTGGGCGCGGCTGTCGGATCTTCTCGATACCACTTATCCGCACCAGGCTGGCGTTCGCCTCGGGATCGTGCGCATGGCCGTGGACTCGGGTTACGCCACGCAGGAGGTTTACGGCTGGGCGCGCCGGCAGGGACCGGGTCGCGTGCTGGTCATCAAGGGCCACGAGTCTGGCTCGGCGCCGGTCGGGCAGCCCTCCGCCGTCGAGGTAACGATCGCAGGCAAGAAGATCAAGCGCGGCGTCAAGGTGTGGCCGGTGGCGACCGGGATGCTGAAAAGCGAGCTTTACGGCTGGCTGAAGCTGGAGCGGCCGACCGAGGAAAGCAACGCGCCGTTCCCGCCGGGCTTCTGCCACTTCCCGCGGCTCCCCGAGGAATTCTTCCGGCAACTGACCGCCGAGCAGCTCGTACCGAAGGTGGTCAAAGGCTACCGGCGCCTGGAGTGGGTGAAGACGCGCGAGCGCAACGAAGCGCTCGACACGCGCGTCTACGCCCGCGCCGCCGCGGCGCAGTACGGCATCGACCGCTTCACGGAACGCCACTGGAAGCGGTTGGAAGAAGAAGTCGGCGCCACGGCGGAGCCCGCAGGTGACGAGCCGGCGGAAACGGTCGTGGTTCCGCGCCTTAAGCCCGCGGCCAGCCGCCGCGTGATTCGCTCCCGGTTTCTGACTCACTAATGGCCTACACCGAAGATCAACTCCAGGCGTTGCGCAACGCCCTGGCGAACGGCGCCCGCCGGGTGAAGTTCGGCGACCGCGAGATCGAGTACCGCACGGTGGATGAACTGAAGCAGGCGATCGCGGCGGCCGAGGCCGATATCGCCAAAACCAGCGGCAAGCCGATTGCACGGCAGATCAGGATTTCGACTCAGAAGGGCTTCTGACCTTGGGTATTTGGAAACGGATTCGCGCGGCGATCCCGCGCCTGCGCTCGTCCGCCGACTACGAGGCGTCCGCCGCGACCCGGCGCACAACCGGCTGGTCGCCGGTCACCAGCGACATCAACACGCTCGTCTTTCAGAACGGGGACGTGCTCCGGTCGCGCTCGCGCGACATGGTGCGGCGGAACCCGTGGGCGACGAACGCGCTCGATGCTTTTGTCGCGAACTCGATCGGCACCGGGATCAAGCCGCACTCGCTGCATCCCGATGCCGCGCTCCGCGAGCAGATCCAGGCGCTCTGGCTCCGCTGGACCGATGAAGCCGATGCGTCCGGGCTCACTGATTTCTACGGACTCCAATCGGTCGCCTGCCGCAGCGTGATGGAGGCGGGCGAGTGTCTGATCCGGCTGCGTCCGCGCCTCGTGAAGGATGGCCTCTCGGTTCCGCTGCAGCTTCAGTTGCTCGAAGCCGAGCATCTGCCGACGAGCGAGACCAGGCTGCTGGAGAACGGGAACTACATCCGCGCCGGGATCGAGTTCAACCAGATCGGCAAGCGCATCGCCTATCACCTCTACCGCCAGCACCCGGGCGATGCGCTGAACCCGATGGCCTCTACCGAGCTCGTGAAAGTGCCTGCGGAATCGGTGCTGCACCTGTTCCGGCCGATCCGGCCCGGCCAGTTGCGCGGCCAGCCCTGGCTCACGCAGGTTCTGATCAAGCTCTATGAGCTCGATCAGTACGACGACGCCGAGCTGGTGCGTAAGAAAACCGCGGCCATGTTCGCGGGCTTCGTCACGAAGAACGCGCCCGAGGATCCGATCCTGAACGAGGGCGCCCCGGATGCGTCGGGCAACGCTCTGGCCGGCCTCGAGCCCGGCACGATGCAGGTGCTCCTGCCCGGCGAGGACGTGAAGTTCTCGACGCCTGCTGACGTGGGCGCGACGTACGAGACCTTCATGCGGATCCAGTTGCGCTCGATCGCCGCCGGCATGGGGATCACCTATGAGCAGTTGACCGGCGATCTGACCGGCGTCAATTACTCCTCGATCCGCGCCGGCCTGCTTGAGTTCCGCCGCCGCTGCGAACAGTTCCAGCACCAGGTGATGGTGTTCCAGATGTGCCGGCCGATCTGGCAGGCCTGGATTCGCGCTGCGGTGCTGAGTGGCGCGCTGCCGAACGGGGATCTGGCCGCCTACGACAGCGTGAAGTGGATTCCGCCCGGTTTCGCTTGGGTCGATCCGCTCAAGGACATCAAGGCGCAGGTCATGGCCGTGCGCGCGGGCTTCAAGAGCCGCGGCGAGGTCGTCTCCGAGCAGGGCTACGACGCCGAGGCGATCGATGCCGAGATCGCCGCCGACAACGAGCGCGCCGATTCGCTGGGCCTGGTCTACGACTCCGATCCGAGAAAGGAACCTAATGCCTCCTCTGCCGCATCTGGCGACGCGGGTGTTTGATACCCCGCTGCTGATCGCGCCCCAGAAGCTTGAAGTGATCCTGGCGGTGATGGCGCCGCACCTGGGACTCGATGCTCCGGCGCCGTCTGCCGCGGCCGGCGCCGAGCGGCCCGCGCGGAAACCCTACGAGGTCACGCCCGACGGGATCGCGGTGATCCCGATCGAGGGTACGCTCGTTCACAAGTCGTACGGGCTCGATGCTCTTTCGGGACTGCGCTCGTACGTCGATCTTCAGCAGGAGATCGAGGACGCGGCAACCGATCCGGCCATCAACGGGATCCTGCTCGACGTCGATTCGCCGGGCGGCGAGGTCGCCGGCGTCTTCGACCTGGCCGATACGATCTATGCCGCGCGCGCGGCCAAGCCCGTCTTCGCCGTGGCGAACTCGGATGCGTTCAGCGCCGCCTACCTCCTGGCGTCTTCGGCCGAGCGCGTCTATGCCGGCCGGACCTCGGGACTGGGAAGCATCGGCGTGATCGTCACGCATCGGGACGTGAGCGCCAGCGATGAAAAGCTCGGCTACAAGTACACGATCATCCACGCCGGCGCGCGCAAGGCGGATTTCAATCCGCACGCGCCGCTCAGCGAGGAAGCCCGCGCGGTGATCGAAACCGAGGTGGAGCGGACCTACGACCTGCTCGTGGGCGCGGTGGCGCGCAATCGGGGCACGGCCGAAGCGGACATTCGTGGGACCGAAGCCGGGCTCTACTTCGGCAGCGACGCCGTCGCGGCCCGGCTCGCCGACCGCATCGGCACTCGCCAGGAGGCGCTGGCGGACCTGCGAGCGGCGATCTCGGCCGGCGCACTCGTAATCCAACCGCAGAAAAGGAAGACCAGCATGAACGAAGAACAGCTCGCGGCCGAGGCGACCCCTTCCGCCGCGGAAGTCGATGTGGAAGCTATTCGCGCGGAGGCTCGCCGGCAGGGCTATGCCGAGGCGCGGGAGATCGTGGAACTGTGCGCCCTGGCCGGGATGCCCAATCGGGCCGCGGCGCTGCTCGCCGGAGAGGTCACGCCCGCCGAGGCGCGCCGGCAGTTGGTGGAAGCCCGCGCCGCCGAGGATGCGGGAGAGATCCACTCGCACGTCATGCCCGACGCGGGCACGCGCGCGAGCGCGAAACCCGAAGACAGCCCGCTCATGAAGGCCGTCGATCGGCTCACCGGGAAAGGAGTGAATTAACATGCCCGTTCAAAGCGAAGGCAAATACCTGGGCGACTGGCTGAAGTACGAGGAAGACAACCTTTACAGCCGGGACGAGGCCGTGGTGGCCTCGGGCCAGAACCTGAAGACCGGAACCGTCATCGCCACCCTGAATGGCAAGGTGACGCAGTTCGCGCCGGCCGCCAGCGACGGCTCGAACATCGTCACCGGCGTCCTGCTGCTCGACGTCGATGCGAGCGCGGGCGATACGCCCGGCGTGATCATCTCCCGGCACGCCATCTGCTCGAAGAACGGCCTTGTGTGGCCGGATGGCATCACCGACCCGCAAAAGTCGCTCGCCATCACGCAACTCAACAGCCTGGGCGTGCTCGTCCGGGAAGGAGCCTGATTCATGATCTTGAACCCGTTTTCGACTGACGCCTTCAACATGACGGCGCTCACCGCCGCCATCAACCGGATCCCGAACAACTACGGGCGTCTGGAGCAGTTGAACCTGATGCCGCCGCAGGGCGTGCGCACGCGCACGATGATCATCGAGGAGATGAGCGGCGTGCTGAACCTGCTCCCGACCCAGCCGGTCGGCTCGCCGGGCACGCTCGGCACCACGGGGAAGCGCAAGGTGCGCTCGTTCGTGATTCCGCACATCCCGCACGATGACGCCGTGCTGCCCGAGGAAGTCCAGGGGATCCGCGCCTTCGGTTCGGAGACCGAAACCGACGCCCTGGCGAGTCTGCTCGCACTGAAGCTGCAGAACATGCGCAACAAGCACGCGATCACGCTCGAGTACCTGCGGATGGGCGCGCTCAAGGGCGTGATTCTGGACGCGGACGGCTCCACGCTCTACGACCTCTATAGCGAGTTCGGCATCGCCGCGAAGACGGTGAGCTTCGTGCTCGGGACCGCGACGACCGAGGTGCTGCTGAAGGTGCTCGAAGTGAAGCGCCACATTGAGGACAATCTCAAGGGCGAGTTCATGACCGGCATCATGTGCCTGTGCTCGCAGGGCTTCTACGACGCCTTCACGACCCATCCGAAGGTGAAGGAAGCGTACATGTATTTCCAGCGCAACCAGCAGCTCGGCAACGATTACCGCACCGGGTTCACCTTCGGCGGTGTGACTTTCGAGGAGTACCGCGGCCAGGCGACCGACGCCGCCGGCAACGTGCGCAAGTTCATCGCCGACGATGAGGCGCACTTCTTTCCGCTGGGCACGGCGAGCACGTTCCGCACGTTTTTCGCGCCGGCGGATTTCAACGAGACGGCGAACACGCTGGGGCTGCCGCTCTATGCCAAGCAGGAGCCGCGCAAGTTTGGCCGCGGGACCGATCTGCACACGCAGTCGAACCCGCTGCCGATCTGTATGCGGCCCGAAGTGCTGGTCAAGGGCACGAAGGCCTGAGCATGACCGACTGGACCTCCCTGATGGACGATCTCAACCGGGCGGCGCTGGGCTCGTTCGGCAGGGAGGTGATTTACACGCCGCAATCAGGCGCCGCCGTTTCGATCCGGGCGATTGTCGAAGCGGCCCACGAAGCCGAGGAGACGGCGCCGGGCACGTATGCGCTGGCGTTCGTGCGGCTCGGGGATCTTCCGGGCGCGAAGGCCGAGCGCGGTGATGCGGTCGAGATCGATGGCGCGTCGTTCA